ATAAGAATTTACACCGTCAGTTAAAGACATAGTATAAGACTTAATAGCCCACAAAGGCATACCATCTGCCATCCAAGACTTTGCCAATGTATTTAAAGCATACATAGCATCATTTGTTTGTGCAGTTGTAGGAGAACCTCCTGAAGGAAGTACTCCTAAAAGTCTTAAAGCTCTTTTAATTATATTTAAAGCAGATGTTGAATAATCCGCAGATCCACTTGTACTCATGGTTTTGTACCTTTAATTAATGCTAAAAAAGCAGCAATAGAACCAGCAATAATGCCAACCCATTTTATAATATTAACTAACCAATGAGCAGCTTCCCATGTTTTTACTAATTCTTTTACAACAGGAGTTAAATCTTTTTCATCATTTATATGTTCTATAATAATATTTTTTAATTCTAGAAGCATTAGATCTTGGCGATTAAAACGTTCTTCTAAAGTTACATGATCTTTTCTTCGTTCAATTTGAGGATAATTTTGTTCCATTAGGCTACTTCATAATGACCAGAGACATAAATATTTGCAGTTCCTGCAATATCAGCATCAGTTAAAACTGTTAAACTTGTAGCGCCATCAGATTTTGCTAATTGTACTGAAGATGTAGAAGAACCAACTAATCCATATAACATAACATTTGCTAAACCAGCAGTAACAGCATTTAAACGAATAGAACAAGGTGAAACATTACTAATATTTGAGGTATATGGTAATCCTGTAATTGCAATTACACCTGTACTAGAACCTTTTGAGGTTAAAGTTAAGGATAGATTAAAGAACACACGTTCTCCAATTCTAGTAAATCTACCAATTTGAGATCCATAAGTAACACCTACTGCTGCCCCACCAAATGTAATTCCAGGGGTAAAAGAAGCTTCTTCATACCAGTCTAAAGTTTTTGTATCAGTAACTGAAATATTTACAAATTTATTACCACGCCAAGAATTTGTTCCACTAGCATTGGTACTTATGTTTCCACTAAGAGTAAGACCTGTTGTAAATGTTGCACCAGAAAATGAAATGTCAGCATTATTTGATTTAATTGTATTACCCGTTACAGAGGCGACATTGATTGTTCCTGTTAAATTAACAGTTGCTCCCGCACCTAAATCATTTGTAATAATATTACCATTATATACAAGAGATACAACATCTTTAATACGAGTTGCTCCTGTACCTGTAGCTGTTACACCAATATAGTTAAATTGATTTCCTGTAATATTAACATTAGATGTAGTAGATTCACCCTCGAAGTCAATCGGCCAGGTATTAATATTTAAAAATGTACAACCAGTTATTGTCAATTTATGTATAGATTTACGAACAACGATACCACCAGATTTAGTATTACCAAAAATACAACCAGTAAATGTTGTATCATATACATAGAAGTTACTATAACCATCTGCTTGTACATCAAGGATATATTCTGTTCCAGTTGTCCCATTAACAGCATCAAAGTAAATATTACTAAAATTAAGACCTGCGACTTTGCCTCCATCACGAAGTCCCTTGATTTTAACCATAGAGTACTTAGCACTAGCTATATAAGCATTACTAAATTGTAATCCATCAGAACTAGCAATATAGAAGATAGTCTCAGTTTTCTTTGAGGAAGTACAACGAAAATCAGAAACAGTAGTTGTGAACATTGTTTGATATAAGCCACCATCAATTGGTGCTTCCTTGAATGACATCAAGCAAGAACTTGTTACTGCTGATAAATCAAAAGTTGTTCCACTTGCAAACAAGTTGAATCTATTAAATCGTGTAAATTGACCACCAAATACAGCAACACCTTCTGGACAATCTGAAGAAATAAAATCCTCAAATACGCCACCATTGACTTGGGTGATACGCATACTTGCACCAGTAGTTGCTGCACTATTACGATATATATAAAGTCCAATTAAACCAACACCATTTAAAAATGTAGTTGTAGTTGCTGTACTTGTACAATAAAAACGAATAGCATCGTTATCAGTTGTAGCATTTTTAATATAAGTACAATTAGCACCAGCACCAACAAGACGGGTATTGTCTGTTGTAATAAGCAGAGGAGAAGTAATCTTATATGTACCCGGAGCAAAGAAAATTACCTTACCAGGATTAGCATTAATACAAGCTTGTATAGCTGTAGTATCATCAGTTGTTCCATCACCTACTGCTCCATAAGCAGAGTCTTTAACAGATGTATAAGAACCATATTTTAAATTAAGTAGGTTGTCATCCATCTCATCCCAAGTTAGAGGAGATCCTTTAACAGAACGTGTTACAATTGTAGACATAATTTTCCTTAAAACGGGGAGTAAAAATAACCATCAACAATATAACCATCATCTATATAAATAATGTAAGGAACAACAATAAATGTATCTGTTGGTGGTCGTATATATGGTACTGTTATTTTATCTTGTCTGGATTTTACAAAATCTTGTGGATGTCTTTGTTCATAACAATTAGGACAAACAATAAAACCATCCCATCTTTGTTTAGCTTTTTTTGCTTTATATTTTATAGAACATACATCACATATTAGATTCCATCCACCAGATTCATAATAGTTTCTATTCACTTTTTAAACTAACAAAGGATCTAATTGAGAAGCTGCTATAAAAATAGCATTCCATTGTGTAGGTGTTGGAACTGGTGTTAAGTTAGTACGAAGTCCGCTTGAAAATGGATTATCCCTATCGAGGATATTAGTATGTTTCCAAAACCTTTGTCGTTTGTTTGTAAGTAATGTTACAGCAGTATCAATTTGAGCTTCTGTAATACCAGCATCAGCACATGCTTGAATAAACTGCCATTTAGTTACTGTAGGTCGTAAATCATCTATTACATCACTACCACTTCGAACTTCCCAACGTTTATCCCCATGTAATACACGAGAGATTTTACCATGTAAAGAGTTTGCACTACTTTCAGCTTCTGTGTATGTTAAGAAATATTCAATACTCATCTAGAAATCCTCAAAAAAGCATCATGCATAACAACATATCCAGCAGAACCAGCTACTACTTGCATACACATTGTTATTGGTTGGTCTATAGTTATATCTTTTGTTAGAGCAATTATAGCTGCTAAAGAACTCCCTATTGTCTGACCAACTTGTTTATTTGTATCTACTACAGAAAAACCTCCATATTTTCTAAAGGATGGAGTTGTAGTTGCTGTAGTATAAGATATTGTACTAGTTCCAAACTTTAAACCCCATAGTTTTGCATTGGCAGAAGTATCCCCACTAGTAGAAATAATACATTCAACATCAGATCCTATTGTAAGAGTATTTGCTGGAAGATCTATAGTACATATATCTACTGATGTTAAAAATGGTAATGTTATAATTGCTTCACCAACAAAATTATTTCCTGGAGTACCCGCAGGTAATGTACATGTAAGTATATTAGCATCTGTACGAATTACCGAGGATGCTAATGCCCCACTAGCTAAAGATGCAGTAGGAGGTACAAAAAACTTAAAACCGTCATAGGTTGTGGCTGGAATACCATGACCACCAGCAGGAACTGTAATAATAACAGTATTACCAGTTCTATCTGCCGTTGCACCCGCAGCTAAAGAAGCTACTAATGTTGGACTAAAATCAGAAAATTTTAAAGTTTGTATATCCCCTTGACTAGTAAAAATAGTGGGATTGACTACTCCTTGTAAGGCAGTCATTGTAGCTGTACCAGAAGTCCAAGCAGTAACAGTTAAACGAATAGCTCTAACAGGGGATGTAATATTCCCTGTAGTATTTGAAGTTAAACCTGTTAGGGTACTATGTGTAAAAGCTGTAGGTGTAATAGCAGGATTAAAAATATCATCTAAGGTGTATTCAACTTTACAGGTTAAATTAGGTGTATCTGATACTACAATTGCTATATTAATATTGTATGGATTTTGTACATAATCTACAGGTATCCATGCTGTAGATCCTAAAGCACTTAAACTAATAACTTGTGGAGTCATATATAAACCTTAAAAGTAAAAAATGGGATTAAGAGTATTAATCCTAATCCCATCTTTGGGTTGTTACCAAGTCCTTCCCTGTTGGGGAAAGTAATAACGCACAATTATTTTAACTGGGTTTGTAAGTTGTGCTGAAGCTTTAGCATAAATAGGCGTATCCGCAGTAAGTAAAGTACCAAATAGAGCACCTACAGCAGTACCAACTGTAGCAAACTGAGCACCATTACAAGTAACAGCATTTACTAATTGAGTACCTCCTAATGTACTACCTAAGTTGATAGTTTGTGCAACATTAGCACCACTAGAAGCAACAAAAATAGAAGCAGGAATACAACCCTTAGGTAAAACAAACGCTAAGAAACCTGTAGCATCGCCTGCACTGGTATCCAATTGTGCCACTTTCTGATAAATTTCTAAAGAAGGTGGAGTTTGTACAGTTACCCCGGCTGGACCTAAATTCGGTTGAGGCATAATAATTCCTTTCTTAAAATACAGGGGACAAGCCCCTGTATGTTGTTAATTATTAGGCGCCTTGCGAACCGTAAATCGCTCGCGGGTCTGACCATCCGAAAGAATAACGAGCAGTTGCTTTGAACTTAGCATTCTCAGTATCAAAGTCATTATCCATTTCAAACTGATCACCACGACGTTCAAAGTACTTCAGACCATCCTTAACATTAGTAAGAATGAACCAATCATCATTACCAGTACTGTTGAGGTAGTGGTTAACAATAACTTGGTTAAAGATACTCGATTGCTTGAGTACATTGGGATCATTAAGATCAGTACCAACACGGCCATCAGCATTAAGAATACGCTTTGCTTCAAATTGCAGTTGATAAGGAATAATCAGTTTCTCAGGTTTAGCCGCAATCAAGAGACCACGATCATCACGATAACCAGCAATATCAATAACAGCTTGTTCAAGAGCAGCTTCACTCAAATCAGCATCAGTAGCAATCTTGTTACTATACGTACCACCAGCCACATTAAGGTGAGCAGTAGAACAAAGAACAATACCATCACCACCAGTATAACCAGCAGTAAAAGCACGATTGTATACGTTAGCCGCTACAATTTCCTTAGTTTGACGAAGCGAACGTGCAAGAGCTTTAGCCTTCTGTGCGCCAACCTTACCATACAGATCATCCTCATAGATCTCACGAGTGATGATAAAACCAAGTGCATACACAACATGGTTGTAACGTGACGTGAAACCTTGACGTTCTGTATCATAAGAGATCGGCGAACCTTCCGGTTTAACAACAGCAAGACCAAAGGAACTCAGTCCAAGATCTTCCTCATAAGCTTTATCAGAAGTATTTTTCTCAAAAAGCTTATCCCATTCTACAGCATAATCATTATATTCTTTACCATAAATTGCATTCAGACCAGGCCAAAGCAGTTTTGCAAAGCTACTAGAAGTAATAACACCAGACATATCTTATCCTTTCAATTAGACGCCAGCCACACCAACGCTACCATACGTATGGACGTTAATGCGAACATAGACTTTACTATTAGCGCCCACTTCGTTATCAGGACGATTAACGAGACCAACAATTTGTAAAGGACGAGTTGAGGTAGAATCCGGGGCAGTAGTCGAATAGACATACATCGGAGAAGTACCAGTTAGCAGTGGGTTGGTATGCGCCGAAGCACCAACACCTACGTTAAGACCAATAGAAGCAAGAGCAACAGAAGCGTCAGCTTCAGCTTCAAAGATCAGATCCGGCGAATCAGCAACAAGAACAAATTGCTTGGTAGAAGCAGGACGATACACAGGAGTGTCAAGAGCGATACTACCACCGGACATAACACCAGTAATAGGATCTTGCTTAACATTCACAATACCAACCACAGCCCCAAGAATAGGACCAGCAGCGATCTGTGCGGAAGCACCAACAACAGCTTCAACTGCCGGATAAAACGACGTAGCAGGTTGATCAGAAAGTTTTACAAGATCTCCAATGAAGACAGGGACTGCCTCAGTGGAGGGAACCTCGTAGATGTTCATTTGCCCATTATAGGGCGCACCAGTAATATGCTTTACTGGTTTAAAACCGTTAATTTTAGACGTATTAGCCATAAAATCTCCATAAAGTTATAAAAACTTCTATGGAATTATGAAATTTTTAAAGTTCCAGTAAATTCCCTAGAAGCATCTTGTTTCATGGCCTTTTCTTGCTCATCCACATGAGCAGCTTTTTTAGCTTGATCTTCTTCAAACCATTCTTTCTTTATTTTCATAAGTACTGAAACAGTTCCACCATCACCAACTACACGATGGGCAGATCCAAGATTAGACGCATCCGAAACACGAGAATCACCAACGACAAGATTATCGTCAGTTACAAGCTCATAGCCAGCTTGTTGAAAATTATAGACCCTACTACCAACATCATTCACAAACCTATAGTGAAAATTGGGATCTTTATCCCCGACAATTGATTGTGGACCTTGTTGTGACAAAGCGCGACGAACTACTCGTTTAATGGTTTCTTTTGCGGTCATCTCAGACTCCTCTAGTTTTCTTAACTTCGGCAATGTATTCTTCTTTTGACATAATACCTGTCCGAACAAATGTATTCATAACACGACGTTCATCTTCTGTTAATTGAAAAGAACCTCGACTTTCAATATTAGTATCAGAAGTACCAACAGCACCAGGTTTATTACGATTAGGATTTACAAACTTATCTGGAAATCTCTTCTTAACTTGGACTGTTACATACTGTAACACTTCTTCTGGATCTTGGTTAGGATGTGTTTGTGCATATCCCATACCGATCGAATCAGCAAATTCACGCATCTCAACTTCTTTTTGATACCACTTATTATCTCCCAACCAGGAAATAAATCGTGGATCTTGTTGAGGAGGTGTAACTTCTTTTACAACTTCCCTAGCTTTTTGTTCAGCTTTTAAATCTGTAAGTAATTCTGTAGTCTCTAGATAACCATCTGAATTACCTTCTTCTAGATGTTTCTTTTGAAGTGTTTTTAATTCTAATAGTGCATTGTTATACTCTGTTGCCCTTACTTTAGAATGATGTTCTTGGAGCATAGCAAGAGCTTTCTTAGTCTCTTTAAGTTCTTTGCCCATAGTATCAATCTTAGAGAACAATTCCCCACGATCTACAAACTCCTTAGCAGGACGCCATTTAGAAGGATCACCTTGATATTCTTCCTTGGGTTTCCATCCTTGTTCACGAGCTTGTTCTTCATAAGTATCTACACTTTGTTCTACAACTGCTTCTGTATCTACTACAGATTGAATGTCTTCATCCATTTTTTATCCTTAATTTAAGATACAGAGAACATCTGAATCATTAACAATTAAATATTTCTTTTCATCAAGATCAGTAATTTCTTTTCCTGAATACCTATTAAATGAAACTTTATCTCCAACTTTAATTATACTAGAATCACGGCCATAATCTGTATATGCAGTTGGACCTACTTGTAGGACAGTTCCATATTCAACAGCTTTACGTTCTTTCTCTAGAATCTGATCTGGGATTACAATACCTCCGGGGGATACTGTTTCCTTCTTATCAGGATCAATTAGAATGTGGTGTAAAAGCAAAGTAATCAAAATTCAACAACCCTAAAATCTTGCATTTCACGATAAGCTTGAATCATACCAACAAGAAATCTATCTTGTAGGGTATCAACACCAGCACTCCCTGCTAACATATCTTTACAATCTTCTACCCTTTGTTCTGCAGCATAGAAGAAAGCTTTAGTAACTTTACTGGATTTCCAATCATCAAAATCCGCTTTTGTAATTTCAATCATATTAAAGTACCTGACCTACAGAGTTAGTATTCATAAGAAAACCTGGAGACTTATAAGTGGGTTTATACCAATCTGAATGATATTCTTTAAATCCCCTAAGATCATCTGGAACTTTAAAATAAGACTCTTTATCAAATAAAGGTTTTAATTGCTGGAAAAGTATTTTTGCTTCTTCAAAAGTTAGTTCAACTGTTTTATCTTTAATAGTTAACTCTACTTTAATCTTAATTGTCATTTCTTAGTAGTCCCCTTTGGAGTTTGTTTCTGTTGTTGTTTATGTTGTTCAGCTTGTTGCTGCATAGTTTGTTGGTGACTCATTGCTTGAGTTACCATATTAAGTTTGGACTGCTGTGCTTGCTGTCCCATCTTAGCTTGTGCTGCTTGTTGTTCCATCTGCATCTTAGAACCTTGGGTCGCTTGTGCAAGTTGTGCATCAAGAATTGCTTGCATTTTCTTAGCTTCTAATTCTTGTTGTACTTGTGCAGCCTTCATTTGAAGTTCTTGTTCCTTTGTTGCCTGTTCTAACTGCATCTTATGTTGAGCAACCTGCATATCAATCTGCGCTTTTTGTTGATCAACTTGTGCCTTAGCCTTAATTGCTTCCATCTTAGGATCAGGTTGTGGCTGAGGTTGCTTCATTAGTTTCTCAGGATTAGGAATCTCATGAGCTTCAAGGTATAACATAGTTACTGCCATTGGATCAATAGTACCTAACTGAAGAAGTTGCATTACAGCTTGTATTTTTGCTTGCTTCTCTTGTGAAGAAACAGCGGTGGGATCAGCACCGGGATAAATATCGTTTTCTGGTCCCTTATAATCTTCCTGTTGTACAGGCTCATCTAATACTGCAATATACTCTTCATTGTTCATATACTCACGGTTAAGTTTGTATATTTTCTTAAATTCTGATGCTAAAGAACGATAAACACGTTTGTAAACAGAAGTAAATACCTTCATACCCTGTTCAATTGTAGCCATTGTAGTAGTAGCAGGTGTATTCTGACCGGGCATCTTACCTACAAAGATTTCAGCTACTGATGCTAACTCTTTTCCAGACTTTAAAAGAAGATCCAGAAGTTTGAATAGAACATCACTAGGTTCTCGTACTGGTAAAGCAAAGATTTGCTTCTTAATATCATCCCCTGTTGCATTCACTGCCTTCCATTCACCGGGAACAAACTTAGTTTCTCCCATTTTGATGCGAAGACCTTTACCAATAAAACCAGATTGTAAATTTGATAAAGAACCAGCATCTACAAGTTGATTAATAATAGTATTAGCAGAATTATTAAGAGGTCCAAGTAATCTACCAAAACCAAGGTCATAAAAACCCCCATCAGGATTGGGAATAAAGGAGTATTTTGTATAATATTGAGTAGCCTCAATAGAAATAACCTTACTCTTTTCATCAACAATAACACTATCCCCATTAAAACGGGGAATAATCCTCAATACTTTATGAGAATCTAATTCTACAGTGACAATATAAGGTTCTGAGTAACCATCTTGGTCTAAATCAAGATAGGTATGTTGTTCTAATACAATATAAGGTGTAGTATTATCCTCAGAGGTTGTATTTTGAAATGCTTCATTAATAGATTTAGTGGGATCTTCTGTACCAACAGAAGGATCACTAAGTTTTACATCAAGATACAAACCTTGATTTTGTAATTCTTTTACTTTACGTTTAGTTTGTGTAAGAACTTCTGTGATTCGTTCAGCTTCTTCAAGCCTACGACAAAAATAATTAACAACTAATGTCTTAGGTAGAACAAGGATAGAGCAATTGCGTTGTTTATTAGGATTCCAATAGGTCTTTTTAAAACATGTACCAGCAATTGGAAGACAGATAAGTAGTTTATCCATATCCTCTTCCCAATCTTCCATTTCTTCTAGGACCTGATAAGACATATGTTTAGAGATGCGCTCTGCACGTTTGGTTTTTTCACCATCATGATCAAAACCTACAACCCTGCATTTTACAATCTTACCATCACTAGGAACAAGAGTAGGATATGCC